CCGTGTTTTGAACAGTGGAAGCTAACTGGCTTCGTCTGGATTAAGATAGGGGACCACCCTATGTCTCACAGCAGGGAGACTCTGGCTGACTTGCTCAAGGTCAGATAGAAGAAAGTTGCATGTTTTTGTGTTTTTGATATTTTTGGGATAAAATATGGATAGAAAAACATTTTTATTGATTTATTGTTTTATTTGAAAGAATAAGTGTAGAAGGCAAAGGTTGAGCGACCCTTTACAAAGAAGAAAAGAAAAACCACAATAATAGGCAGCAGGGCAGGATTCCAACTCAAAGACCGCCTTACATGGCTGCTCGAACACGAACTGTACGTGATCGACCACGTGTTTTAGGGGCTGGGGGAGGACGGGATCTTGATCGTGACCGCGATCGTTGATCGCTTGGAGGGTTTGGTGGATTTGAAGGAATCAAAGGAGGATCCACCGTCACACCACGGGAGCGATTGCTCTTCTTTTGCCTGTTGCTTCTTCTTCGCCCCTTTGAAGGAGGGGAAGTAGGCCAGGCATCAGCACCGAGGGTGGCGGCAGTTCCTAAAGCTGTTGCTATTCCAGATAAGACAGGGTTATAAGCACTTAGAGCAGGGGCAGCAGTAGATAAGGTTGTGCCTAATATTTGGAGGGCCATTTTCCAATTTTCCCCACTAGGATTCCAAGACTGAGGAACCCCAGGAGGAAGATGAGAGATTGCTTCCATGACCAATTCTTGATGATCTTGTTTATAAGGGATAGTGGGGGAAGCCAAAGGCGCTAACGTGTTGTCGCAGGGATCAGTTAAGATCTCCACGTAACTACGAAAACGCAATCTCAAAACCGTGTACTGCTTTGACAAACCAGTGAAATAAGCACCAGAGAGGTTGTATGGAAATACTGCATTCAGGGCATCATAAGCGGGGGGGACCAAAGAGGCTCCGGTCGATCCTTGAACTGGAGTTGGTGTATTTTCATCTACAAATGAATAATCGGCCAAAGCACCAGTGTAAGTGGTTCCAATTGTGGGCGTGTATCCAGTGAAGAGGAGATTCATGTTCTCCACTGTGCGAAAAGGGACTTCGCTGTCATATTGAGTGGCAATACAATACGCTCCATCTTTGGCTTTCCACGTTTGGGACCCAGGGACCAAGACAGCGCAAGCTTGGTTTGTAGGAGGGGCTCTGAGGTCGACAACTCTTTTCCACATGGCTACATGCTCGACGGCAGTTGTTGGAGATGTAGTGCCAAGCGGATTTGGTTGATACCCGACTGGATATGATACTAGGAACGGTCTGTTGGAGTCTTCTGTTATTAAAGGATATCGATAAACAGTGACCGCTCCCTGAGTGTATATTTCCGGAGACTCGTTAACTACCTCAAACGAGTTCCCAACCAATCTGACAGTCCGGCGACCAGGTCCGTCGTCGGAATTGCCAGACAAATAAGTCAACAATGCGGCTAATGACAAGCCCTTAGTTTCAGCTGGAACCACATAATTATCTGTACAAAAAGTGGGGTTTCCAGAATTGACACCATGAGCAGTGAGGGGATAAAAGGTAAACGGTGCATCAGGAGCAGCGGCGACAGTGGTAATAGCGTCTGTTTCTCTAGCCCAAGAACAATGGAGGGTGTTGAGAAACGGATACATCGTAACATGACAATCCCAGGTGTCATCTGTGATACTAGGGAAATCATCGGCAGCTAACGTCAATTCTTGGTTTAAACACAGAACAACGGACGTGGCATTGCGACTAGTTGGAGCTCCTTCAAATCTAATAGTTCTATCGTGAAACGGATCCAAACACACTTTAATGTAGTTGGAATAACCTTCAGGTAGAGCTTGAAGAAAATCTTGAGCGGCCTTTGACATATTGTGGTTTTAGGAGATAGGAGATGAGATATGGATAGAAAGAAGAAAGGAAGAAAACTTGTTAGTTTTAAGCAACGTAAAATTCAGGGGAGCCGCCCCCATCTCCGTAGTCTGTCGAGGCCAAGACAAACCATAGGGGATGAGAGATGTTTGAGCCCACAGGTGCAGTACTGAGCAAGTTCTCCAGATCGGAGAACAAAGAGACTTTCACTTGGTAACGATCTTCAAGAAATTCAGCCAGATTTGCTTCGTCTAAAGGTACACGCTCGGCACCAAATATACGAAACATGTTTATATCATAGTTGAACTCAACTCGAAATCGTTTTAAGAGGGTGGAGATCAAGGGGGTTTGAGAATATCCCACTGAAGACAAGTTCTTCTTCAGCAGCTCCTCAAACGGTTCTCCGCAATATGTAAAAGCCTTGAGCAATTTGATTGTCTGACTGGGAAGGGCATTCCACGAATATACACCTTCCTGGTTCAAACACCAGAACCCTTTTAGAAAGGTCCCGCGGGTCCAGGGAGAATTATGTTTTTGCTTTGCCACAAACCCATAATCCTCATACGTACATGCACCGGCCATGAATTGGATCGTTGAATCCATATTCATCAATGTATTTCCAACACATGTGTCCGGTTTTCCTGTCGCTGTTTGCATTGTGGGGAGCTTGATCTTGAAGCTATATTGCCGTTCAGATCCATATCTGACACGCAGGGCCATGCCAGATATGTGCAAACATGCATCCCGATAGATTTCCGGGATGCCCATCTTTTTGTAGAAGAGAGAGAGACGTCTTTGAACTGCGTCTCTCTGCGTAGAGTCATAGGCAGAAAAATCATTCTCTATAGAACACACAAGGCCATCTTTTAAATATAGCACCAGAGAATCATCACCGAGAAAAACACCCGCCCAGTGAATATCTCCATTTAAAAGACGTGCTAGAGAATAATTGGCCCATTGACTGAGAACCGACGAATCCACACCACAGGCAAATAGTATGGTGAATTTTTTACCTTGATACTCGTAACGGCGGAGACCATCGAAATGCTCCTTCATGTGAAAAGTGACTTGGCGGAACAAGGGACCCAGAAAAGATTGGAGCAGAGGAGGCACGTTCCAAATAATTCTAGGTTTTGCTTTGGCAAGTAGCAACTCATTACACTTAGCGAACATATCTAAAGTCTTGGGCCACGCTACAGTAAATTTCAAGGTGTCGTACGCCTGAGTGCACCTCTTCTTTTGATGAGGTTTTAAATTGTCTAGCCACTCAGCTTCATGGATGGAATAATTGAAATCGACAGGGGGGACATCGAACCAATCTGTTGGATAACGTATTTCAGTAGGGCTTTTAACTTCAGGGACGGCAAGGACACGGTAAAGCAGGGCATATACGTTATTGGTCAAAGTACTTTCGAACTTAAAACCATTTCCATGTAACAAGTTTTCGTTGTAGGGCAAAAAGGAG